CCACTCCCCTTCGAGGGTGATGTACGAGATCGGTGATTTCTTGATGCAGGGTCTTGCGAACGGTATCACCGACAACACCGAGCAGGGTATCGCGGCGGCCACTACCATGGCCACTGATACCGTCGACGCGCTCTCCAAGGGCTTCGGTAACACGAAGGATATTTGGAACAACGCATTCGGCGAGAACGCTGATCCGACGATCAGGCCGGTTCTAGACCTCTCGCAGGTCGAGGAACAGGCAGGTCGTCTCGACGAGATCCTTCCCAAGGAGGAGATCACCGGCACTCTTGCGACGACGGCAACCGCCCAGCTCGCCGGACGAGTCGCTAGGAGCACCCCTACTCAGACAGACGGCAATGCCATCAGCGAGACGTACAACCAGGGCACAAGTCTCGTGTTCAACCAGTACAACAACTCGCCGAAGGCGCTGTCCGAGGCGGAGATCTATCGGCAGACTCGCAACCAGATCGAGCAGGTGAAGGGAGCCATGTACGAGCTATGATTGAGTCAATCGAGTTCATTACGTACCGGCAGCAACGCGTCGTTCTCCCCCTAAGAGATCCTTGGGGGACTGGCGTGGCTGTCAAATCCGTTGACGGCCTGTCGGCTACGAAGGCCTCGATCAACACGACTGAGCTGGCTCTTACGGATGTGGCCATATTCAACGGCGCGAGGGCGGGAATGAGGAACCTCAAGATCAAACTCGCGCCGTTGCCCCTCCCGGATATCGAGACCACCAGACAACGCATATACTCCTGGTTCCAGATCAAGCAGCTAATGACCGTGTACGTCAACACGGACAAGCGACGATTCAAGACCGAGGGGTATGTCGAGTCCGTGGAGGCGGACATATTCTCGAAGGAGGAGGAGATCAATATTTCTCTCCTATGTCCGGATGCCTACTGGCATGACGCGGACAATCAGATCACCCAGAACCTTGAATGGTCCAGGGAGATCGGGTCTTTCGAGTTCGACTTCATGGACCAGCCGTCTCCATCGCTGGAGTTCAGCAAGGACCGGGGTGTACTGTCCGCTACGATTGACTACAACGGTGACGTGGAGACCGGTTTCACCATGGTCTTCACATTTCGTCCAGGAGCTAAGCTCCCGATCGTCGTGACCGAGACATTTTCCGGAGACCAGTTCAAGCTTACCGGTGCATTTCTTGATAGGACGTACTACAAGGTCGATCCCATCGTTGGCGGCGACATCGTCACGGTAAATTCCAGGGTGGGATTCAAATCAATCATTCGAGACAGGGGCGGCCGCAAGGACAAGTTCATAGCGGCGCTGGATCGCAACTCAGACTGGCTCAAGCTGAGACCGGGCGTAAACGAGTTCCAAATCACCATGAATGATCCGACCCTCACGGACGTATATTTCTCGACCGACGTTCTCTATCAGGGGGTGTGACATGTACCTTGCGGTTTTTGATGAAGCTATGATTCTCCAGCATATCTGCGAGGACTACAAGTCCATTATCTGGACTGAGAGGTTCCATGGCTTCGGCGATTTTAAACTTACGGTTCCCGGAACCCTTGAGAACCTGAAGATCTATCAGCTTGATTACTACCTGTACACCAAGGGCACGAACAAGCTCATGATAATCGAGCAGGTCGAGCTCAACACGGAGTACAGCAAGCAGTCGATGCTGACGATCAGCGGACGTAGTCTTGAGTCCATATTGGATCGACGTGTTATGCACCCCTATCCGATGTGGGAAGGCACTCTTCTGTGCAAGCATGAGCGAACTCGCGGTAAGGTCAAAGACGTCATCAAGCACTATACCAACTTGCTGTTCAAGCAGCGAGACTCTCTTGATGCGTCGCATGAGCGTCACGTTCAAGGCTTCGGGTGGTACTCTGTCGACGAGCTACCCGAGGGAATTCGCAAGGGTCGACCTATTTCCTCCATGGATATCGGAAGTATCGAAGTTAGCGGCGATGGGTCCGTTCGACCAATGAATTACGCCAGGGACTGGACGAATCATCCAGATTACTCCAAGGACCCGTACTCAATGGAGGGCTCCTGGTACAAGATTGTTCAGAACTTAACCGATTTGACCATGTCCGGATGGGCGATCGAGTACGATGGGGAGGATCCGTATTATTGGTACGGGTATACCTACAACGGCGTAAACCGAACGTTCAATCAAGGTGAACGCCCGCCGGTAGTGTTCTCGCCAAAGTACGATAACCTATCTAAGGCGACATACTTCAAGTCGAAGGTGAGTACCAGAACAAAGATATTCTCCGGCGCCGTCAAATTCACGGTCCCTACGAATTTATTGTTCACCAGGGACGGTTATGAGCGGGAGTACCTAGATCAGAACACGGACTCCGCTATGCAGAACAACTCTGTTACGGTCGGCACCCGAGGACTCGGGCTGCGAGAAGGATATTTTCAGTCACCATCGATCGAACACACTAACGGATACATGCAGGCCAGTGACGGCTATAAAGGCGTTGCTACCGTCGATCCAAGCTCCATTCATCGCCAGATCCATGAGCAGTGCAATACTGAGTTGTGGCGCCATATGCCAATCGAGATGTTCTCGGGTGAGGCGGCGCAGCAGTCCATGTACGTATACAACGAGGACTTCTTCCTGGGCGATTTCGTGCAGATCCAGAACGAGTTCGGGCAGCAGGACATCGCTCGAGTGACTGAGTACATCCGTACATCCTCGGACTCGGAGGGGGACGTCTTCTACCCGACGTTCGAGTCCTTGTCCGATATTCAGAAGTCGAAACCGGGGTTGAACATCACATGACAGAAAAATCAGGATTCTTCGTTTCCATCAATGGGGACCGGAAGTACTCCGCTGACGACTTCGGCCGCATGTTCGACGGGGTCATCTCGGACGGCATCTTCCAGAACTGGGGCCGAGGATACCGGGTTAGCAAGGGCTCCGGGCGGGATATCGTCATCGAGTCCGGCCGCGCCTGGTTCAAGGGCCACTGGATCGAGAACGACTCGAACAAGGTCTACGTTCTCAATGAAGGCTCTACGGATGGTGATCGCTATGATGCCATATTCCTCAAGGTAGACAAGTCGCCCAACGTCCGAGCCGGTGGTATCCGTGTTGTGCAGGGCACAGTCGGCGCTGGCGTTCTTCAGCCTACCCAGAACGCCGATTATTTCGAAGCGCTCATCGCCTACGTCAGGGTCCCAAGGGGCGCCAAGGCGAACGATAGCTTCGAGATCACCGACTGCCGTGGGATGACTGGCGCTCAGTATGCCCCGTGGGCTGAGAGTGTCATGCAACCCAAGCAAATCACTCTGACCAACAAGGACGCCTTCCTGAACGCCTTCAACAACGACCCGAATCTCAAGCGAGTTATTACTCGTGGCAAAAACCTGGGCAGGACTCTCACTTCTTCTCAGAAAGCCGCCATTCGGAACGGGACGTTCGATGGCTTGTGGTTGGGTGACTACTGGCAGTACAACGATAATTCCTGCAAGTGGATCATTGTCGACTTCGACCGGTGGCTGGACTACCCAAATGGCGATAACCAGCACCGAATCACGGTCATGAGTGACCGTAATCTCGGAATCGACAATGTTGGTACTGATGGGTGGTGTCAATACGGCTGGAACGGCTCCAAGATGCGACGGGACTACGCCAACGGCATGGGGCGTTTCTCCACGCTTACCCAGGTATTCGCCATGTCGGACTTCCGGACGTTCCCGGTTCTCGAGCCGCATGAGTACGAGAATACTGGGAACCCCTGGGAGCGAACGGAGAAGAACTGGGAGTGGGAGTACCCACAACTCACCATTCCATCTGAGTTCGAGATGTTCGGCTCATATCTTGTGCACAACCGCATCAACGGCGACACCCACACCATCGGTCCGATCTCCCGTCAGTTCTCGTATTTCCGTGTTGGCAACCCGATTCCGACTCCCAGCGAGTCCTTCTGGCTCCGGGATCAAATTTCCAAGGACTACTTCGGCCTGTACTATGGCGACCAGCGTCGAATCACTTGGGCCAAGTGGACTGAGAAGTACGGGGTGCGCCCAATCGTTTCTATCGGAGGCTAAATGTCTCATACTGTGGAGCTGGTGATCACCATATTCGGCTCCGTTCTCACCAGTACTGGTCTCTGGGCGTATCTCCAGAAACGTGCGGAAAGGCATGATGCCAAGACGCAGCTAATGTTGGGTCTAGCGCACAACCAGATCGTGGCTATGGGGACCGCATATCTGTCCCGTGGTTACATCACCATCGATGAGTTTGAGGACTTACAGAAGTATCTGTATCAGCCCTACCACACTTTCGGCGGAAACGGGACTGCCGAAAAGGTAATGGACGCCGTGAACCGGCTTCCGATCCATTTTCCTGACACCCGAAGAAAGGACAAGCGCTATGTCGCTGTCGAATCAGACCTACAACACTCTGAAGTGGATCGCACAGATCCTGCTTCCTGCCCTCGCCACCCTGTATCTCGCCCTGGCGGGTTTGTGGGGTTTCCCTCACACTGAGGCGGTTGTGGGTACCATCACCGCTCTCGACACTTTCCTTGGCGCTCTGCTCGGTCTCGCGGCCAAGAACTACGAGCCCGAGGTGGACGGCGTGCTCCATGTGGACCACAAGAACCAGGAGGTCTACGCCGCTCTGGAGACCCCTGCCCAGGACATGACCAAGAAGGACACGGCCACTCTGAAGGTCTCCGAGGTCTGACGATCCGCGGGATCGACATGGTCTATAATGATACCCCTCATTTGAAAGGAATACCATGTCCGACAACAAGCCGAACACCAAGAAGGCCCTCGAAGAGGCTTACGCTTTCATCGACGGCATGGATCCCGACAGTGAAGCCTATCGCGAAGCTCTCCGCAGCATCAAGGAGCTTGAGCAGATTCAAGACGCAAAACACCGTCGTTTCTGCCCCAGCCCCGATGCTGTGGTGGGCGCCGCAGGCTCCATCCTCGGAATCCTCGCCATCGTGAAGGCTGAGCAGATCTTCCCCGTCGCCTCCAAGGCACTCGGATTCGTCGCTAAGATCCGCATCTGAGACACGAAAGACCTAGGACCCCACAAGGGTTCTAGGTTTTTTCGCAAAGCTTCTGAATTTCGAAATCCAAAAATTCCCGGGTGGGAAAATTGGAACGCGGATTTTGCAAGGTATATAACGAGACCCCTCACGAAAGGAATGCATCATGTCCAGCATCTTCATCGCATTTGGTTTCATCTCCTTCGTCATGTTTCTGTACACCGTCTACGCCCAAGGCCAGCAGATCAAGGCGCTCAAGAAGACCGTCCGCCACCAGCGGCATCTCCTTAAGTTTACCTCGACTCCGTCCGCCCAGGAGACCGACAATGTAGAGAAGTATCTCGAAGAAGATTGGGCCGAGATCGAGAAGATCTTCCGACAGAACTCTACCAAGAAGTGACTCTCACGCCTAGAACCTTCACGGGTTCTAGGTTTTCGCAGAATCAGCAGGGCATATAATGAGACCTATAGACCGAAAGGACCGATTATGCTGATCTCCCGCCTCGTCGAGAACCTTGTCAAGTCTGTCATCTACTGCGTTGGAATCTACGCCATCGTTAAGTGGGTGCTTTCTTACTACAAGATCTCGAAGAAGGATTTCACCAATCCCACCCACATCGATCACAATCTCTGACACACTCCTAGAACCTTCACAGGTTCTAGGTTTTCGCGGATTCTGCATGGCCTATAATGAGACCCCCATCTGAAAGGAACCATCATGAACCGCGTCGCCCTCGCCAACTGACCACCTCACTCCTAGAACCCAACTCGGGTTCTAGGTTTCTCGATTGAAAGGAACGCAAATGGACCACGATGACATCCAGCTGGAATTCTCCGATCTGGATCCCATCACAAATACACAGAAGGTCACACTCACAGTTCCAGCCGACGTAGCCCCCGAAGTCGCCAAGCAGATGCTCATCAATGCTATCCAGAGTAGCGTGAGTGATTCTGTAAGGACGATGTATCGTGACTACATTCGGGAGCGCGAGACCAATCTGGAAGATAACGAGTGGTATAAAGCACTCATCAATATTGGAGGGGGGAGCAAGTGAACCTCGCATTCGTCAAAGCTACCCAGAACTTCGTCGTACGCAATTCGCATCATATCCTCACCGGACTGGCGCTGCTGGGCCTCGGAGCATCGGTCGCCCTGAGCGTCCATGCGGACCGCCAGATGCAGGAGTGGGATATTGACGACTTCAAGCGCCTCACCAAGGAGCAGCGAATCAAGATCTACGCTAAGATCTACGCTCCTCCGGCCATCGCCATATTGGCTACGGGCGCTTGCGTCATCGGCGCTCACAGCATCTCGGTCAAGCGCGAGTCGTCCCTGCTCCTTGCCTACGAGGGAACACGTCAGGTGTACGACCGTTATCGCGCCTCCGTCCAGGATCGCCTAGGTCCGGAGGAGAAGACGATCTCCCAGAATTCCGCGTCCAAGATGGATCCGTTTCCTCGTGAAGCCGCTGTGGTTTGTGGTGAGGGTGACGTCCTGTTCTACGACGCCTACAGTGGCCGTTATTTCAAGTCCACAGTCAACAAGATCGACCGTGTCGTCAATGAACTCAACTACACTCTCCTCCGTGAGATGTGCGTCAGCCTTAACGAGTTCTACGCCGGCATCGGCCTCGAGGGTATTTCCTTGGGCGACCAGCTCGGATGGAATGAGCAGAGACAAATCGAGGTACACTACGGCGCCCAGGTCTCGGATGATGGGAAGGCCGTCGTGGTCGTTGATTTCGTCGTCGAACCCACGGAGAAGTGGTTCAAGCTGTCGTAAGAAGAACAAGGAGTATAATGAGACCCATCTAGAAAGGAATGACCATGAGTTTCAACGAGAAAACCGTGTACCAAGTCGTATCCCTTACCGCCTCAACATGCGCCAGCATCACTGCCGGAGCCGTCGTTAGCGCTCTTTGTCCTCCAGCCGGAGCGGCACTGACCGTTATCTACAGCCTTGGCAGCGGTGTCCTCGGTTCATACGTAGGCGAGAAGGCCGGACAACAGTACGCCGAATCTCTTGCTGACACCATCGACTCCATGAAGAAATCTCAGACCAACTAGACCCCCTATGCCCTCTAACACAGGGCATAGGCTTTCGCAAATTCTGCACGCACTATAATGAGACCCCATCAACTCGAAAGGAACTCTCATGTCCGAGAACACCGCTCCCACCGTCGTCGAGCACTCCGAGACCGTTGAAGACGAGACCCCCATCGTCGCCGTCAACTGGACCAAGCTCGGTGCCGTCGCCAAGAAGAGTGCGCGTTACGTGCTGCCCGCCGCAGCCGGTTTCGCAGCGCTCGTCCTGGTGAAGGCCCTTGCTAATTCCAGCGACAGTGATGACGAGGCTCCCGCCGCCATCGAATCGGACTCCGACGTCGTGGACGCTGAGCTCGTCGAAGAGACCAACGACTGATACTACTCACCCCAGGATCCCACAAGGATCCTGGGTTTCTCATTTTCAGAAAGGAACGAACGATGGAGCTTCAGGCGGCCGTGGTGGTTACCCTCACCGAGAACGGCAAGACAGTCAAGCGCGTCATCCAGAAGAGCGACAAGTTCAACGAGAAGACCTCGTGGGATCATATTGTCAAGCAGACCAAGTCGCTCGCAGCCACTACTCTCAACTCGATGGACTGAAAGGTATATCCATGATCAAGATGAACGTCAGCGCCGAGACCTTTGACGGCGACATGGTCACCGAGACCCTCTGGTTCCACATGAACAAGGTGGATCTGATCGAGCTCCAGCAGTCGGAGCCGGGCGGGTTCACTGACACGCTTCAGGCGTTCATGTCCCGTAAGCCTGAGGACTGGACCGAGAAGGACAAGTTCAAGCTGTTCGAGTATTTCCGCACCATCGTCGACAAGGCTTACGGCGAGCGGTCGTCGGACGGCAAGCGCTTCCAGAAGTCGCCCGAGATCCTCGCCAACTTCAAGGACAGCATCTTCTACGACGAGTTCGTCCTGAGCCTCCTGGAGGACGAGAAGAAGAGCATCAAGTTCTTCAACGGCGTCATGCCCAAGGCGCTCCTCGAGCAGGCGAAGAAGGAGCGGCCGGACGTATTCAACCAGATCGAGGCCTGAGAAACCCGAGCGGGGCCCTGGGGAGACCTGGGGCCCCGCATATCAGAAGGAGCGAACATGACCGATAACGTACCCGTGAGGGGCGATTTCCCCTCCAACTCACGGAAGACCAAGCCTGCCGTCGAAAGGGTCGTCAAGACTCCGGCGCGTATTGACAAGGGCAGTCTCGGCAAGCAGGCGCTTCAGGCGTTCTTCGCCGAGGACATCAAGGAGGTGGCCAACTACCTTCTCTGGGATATTGCCCTGCCTAGCGTAAAGAACGCCGTAAGCGATATCTTCACATCTGGGATCGACCGGCTGCTCTTCGGAGGCGACGGCGGTCCTCAGCGGTCTCGCAGCAACAAGACCTACACCTCGTATTCCAATCGGACGTACGGACGTCGTGAGACTCCAACGGAGCGGACGTACACTCAGAGGGACCGTCGGGAGCACAATCTCGAGTCCATCATATTCGCAACCCGCAGTGAGGCCGAGGATGTTCTGAATCACCTGATCAGCATCTGCGACCAGTACGACGTGGCGACCGTGGGAGACCTGTACGGCATGGCCGGCATTTCCCAGTCATACACCGATGAGAACTGGGGATGGCGGGATCTCCGAAGCGGACGCGCCGTCCGTTCCCGCAATGGATACATTCTTGATCTACCGAAACCGGAGGACGTCCGATGAACGACGAAGAGATGACAACGGTCTACAGTCTCACATCTATCTTTCTCACTGTATTCATTCTACTTCTCATCCTCGCCGGCTTAGGATCCGTGCCGATCTGGGTCGTATTCGCAGGTCTGATAGTCATCAACGCCATCCTCATCGCAGGGATCGTGAACGACATAAGGAACAACAAATGAGCGTCGAGCAGATGCGCGCTAAGCTGCGCACAGCATATGGAGGGTCGGCGGCGTGGGTCGCCAAAGTTGACCGCATGAGTGACGGTCAGGTAATCGCAGTCTACAAGAGCCTTAACGAGAGGAAGTACTTCGCATCATGAGTCTTACAGTTATTTCGCGTCTTGCCGGAAAGGGCGCTCTCATTGTCTCCAAACACGCTCCCGCCATCTTGACGGGGCTGGGGATCGCCGGATTCGCCGCAACCGCAGTCCTCACAGCAAAGCAGACGCTGAGCGTCGGCGAGGTTACCTGGGAGGACCTGAACGAGCTATCGACAGTCAAGGCGGCTGAGGACGAGGAGAAGTTCGACAAGCGAGATATCCAGATCGCCAAGGCCCGTGCCTGGGGAAACCTGACGAAGCATCTTGTCAAGCACTATGCCCTGCCGCTGAGCCTGGGCACGGCCTCCGCCATTTCTCTGATCCTGGCACACCGCATTTCTGCGCATCGGATTGCTGGTCTGTCCATGGCCTACGCCGGTCTCGAGGAGTCCTTCCGCAACTACAAGGACCGTATCGAGGAGGGCTTCGGTAAGGAGGAGACCGAGCGTATTCTCGCCGAGGCTGACGCCAACGCCCTTGACAAGGCAAAGATGGACTACTACAACGAGACGGGGCGTGAGTTCCAGCTTAAGCCCGAGGAGTTCATGCGTGAGCTCGGCGTCTCGCCATATGCTGTCGTGTTCGACCAGAACGCGAAAGCCTGGGAGGGGAACGAGGACTACAGCCTCATGATCCTCCACGCTCAGGAGAACTACGCCAACGACATCCTGCGGACTCGTGGATATCTGCTCCTGAATGATGTGTACAAGGGCCTCGGGCTGCCTCCAACGTCTGCCGGTTCCGTGGTCGGCTGGGTGTACGATAACGAGGACGGCGACGGCATCGTTGAGTTTGGCAACTTCGAGGTATTCAACTACCGCGACTACGACCCGGTCCTCGGACGCGAGGTCACCAAGTTCGTCCTCGACTTCAACGTCGACGGCGTTATTTACGACCAGATTGACAGGGTGGCAATTCGATGAAGGTAGCATTTCTGATCCTGCTCGGTTTCGCCATCGGTCGAGCAACTAAACGAAAGGGACGCAAGTGAAACTACTACCGGCGTTCATCGTCGGTCTTACGGCAACATTTCTTGCCGTACAAGACTTGAAGAGCGAGAAGAAGGAGCCTGAGGAGAAGGCTGTAGAGTCTCCGGACGAGGTCCGGAGAGAGCCCACGGAGGAAGAGATGGACGAGTACGAGGAGATCGTCAACGACGAGTATCTCAACATCACCATGGAGGACGACCTCTCCGAGATCATGGGAGAGGACTTCGAGGAGGAGGACGAAGAGGAGGAGGTCGCGGAGGGCGAGTCCATCCATGAAATCACAGAAAACGACTACGAAGTGGGCATCTTCAACTTCGATCGGGTCAGGCTGATGTATTTCACGGAGGACCGCATCCTCTGCGACGACGACATGGTCACGATCGACAACGTGGGCGAGTGGCTCGGTAATGTCGACCTCAAGACGCGGTCGGACGAGATCACTGTCAAGTGGATCCGCAACTTCAATCTCCCCTACGATATTCGCCTCGAGATCATTGAGGACTCGTACTCGGGATCCCGCTGATGGAAGACGAGTACTTCGACTTCCTAGTCTCATTCTTGGGGGAGGACGAAAATCAGCTGCCGAGCATGTTTGACAGCTACTTCCTCTTGATGAAGCTCTACCGTACCGAGTTCCGCTACTCCGCCATGATGGACCGCAATCGGGACATGGACGGCCGTGAGTGGCGGAACCGCTACGGCGGCGAGCTCTCACCAGCATTTCTCAAACGCCCGGCTAACGTTCTCGAGGTTCTTCTCGGGCTGGCCGATCGTATGGCGTTTGAGCTGGACGATGACGAGGGGCCCGCTCCCTATTTCTGGGAGA